AACATTTTGAAGAGGTTTAAAACAACCATTAACCAAGACAGGCGAATGTTTGAGAAACTGTATCTTATGGTGTGTAAGACACGGCTGCATCGTGATCTTATACCCAGCTAACTCGGCTGCGCGAACTGGATCGCCTGGGTTGTCAACCAAGGAACAAAAGATAAGCAGATTTCCCAAACAATTCATAATGGTTGTTAATACGGAACCAGAATACAACTTTTCATGCTCGAAATTAATTTTAACACGACCACGGTTGTTGTGTGATCGCAAAACCAATTGCTGCTTAAGCTGCTTAACCAGTCGGTTGCCTAAGTGTTGGAGACGACGTGGCAACAATGAAATAAATAATGTAAACAAATGTGGTCCTACTGAACCATCGGCGGAAGAAATATCTAAATTGTAAGTGTGCATGGTTCCATCATCGTGTTTCAAAGTGACACACGAATCATCTGAATGATAGACCATATACACTGGAGCCACCGAATTATTCAATTTATGAAACACATCTGACAAACGTTGATGATCAGGTGACTTCACAAATTCAGCGGTGGAATCGTGATACGTGAATGTATGTCTATCTAGCACGTCCTTAAAGGTTTTGCTAAGCACTGCGCCCATGAGTGAGACTTCGGTAGTTAAATCATTAATTAATCTAGGAAGTTTTCCTGCTTTGGCATATTCGCAGCGCTTTATTTTACCTTTAACTTCGTGCTTCCACACTTCTTTCAAATAGAATCCATTGTTCATGATCTCATAAAAGGCGCGCATTCTTAACCTTTTCTTTGGATGAGGTTGTTGAATGAGATCAAACAATGCTTCGCACTCTTGTGGTAATTGATTGTATGCATGCTCTAACTCGTCGCGAAACCGACCAAAAAGACGGGAATAGGCTGTGCATGCTGTTTGTTGATTACTATACAATTGATGGTGGTACTCCCCACCATCAAACTGGTCATCACGGAGGCGCATAGATGTTAAACGGCGTAAGGCGTACGTTTGATTTCTGTCAGATGATGCATATATTTGTCCGGAATGATACGAGGAAGGTCCATGTACCAACCTCCGGAATTTATCATATTGCTCATGATCATCGTCATTCGAAAACAAAATATCACCATACAAGTACCCGTTTACGCATTCCCGGGCCATACGAGCTCCGTTGATGTACTTACATTTATACATAAAATCAGGATAAAAAGATTTGTTAATTACAAATGATACAGTTTTTATAGTAAACAACCCCGTACGGTTAGTGCCGTACGGCACGACGGGGTACCGTCATAACCCAGGAATTGTTATGTTACGCCGGACTATACCAGATGCGACACGCAAATCGATGTCGTTCTGATTACAGGCGTATATAACGGTATTCAACACGACGGAGCGCGCCACTCCGTGTGACGACTCGTCGTTAAGAACAAAATGCAACATGGATCCGACAGTATAATTATTAGTAACTGACCCTGCATGACGGTTAAGAGCAGTCAAAACTTCAGGATCAATAATTACAAAGGCACAAGCGTTATACATCGAGTATATAGCAGACGTATGCTGTACTGAGAATAACGAACCTTCTAGCTCAGCGCCGTATAAAGGTTGCCAAGGTATACTATCTATGTGTGGATCAACAACGTCGAACTGTACCCTGGTGGTCAATATTCGCTGTAATTCAAACAACCATTGCAACGTTCTGTTGACACGACGTAAATAAGCATTGCGAACATGTGTAGCAAGACGTGTAGATTGCAAATATGGATCAACAAAAAAATTAACCATCCCGACGTTTGTCAAATATTCAGAAGCGAACCGGCAAATATATACGCGAATAAAATACAATATCATAATTATATAATAATAAGATCTTGTATTAAAATCGATATTTGTGTATATAAAGCGTTGATTGTCAACGAATATAGGATCGGCTGGCGCACCAAGAGGAATATCAACATTGTTGTTGTTATTTTCTTGAGCGCCGGCCGGTCCCAACATGTCCGGTTGAATTGCGGGCGGTGCCGGAGCAGGACCTAACTCGGCAACAGGGGCTGCTGGCACTGGTGCAGGTAAATCTGGACGTTGAAGAGGTGCATCGTTGTTAGGTCTATTAACGACTGGGCGACGAGCGCGATTAGGCATAGGTGGAAGAGTGACCTCAACAAGAGCATAAAAATCAACCAAATTGAACTTAGCTCTTAAATAATCCAAAACACGACGCACCCAGTTACCAAATACGGGTGTAAAAATTTCATCACGTTGCTCATAAACGCACATTACATTTTCACCGTTTGGCAACACATATGGTTGCTGTATATTGTTGGAGGCGTGGTCACGGATGTCGGTAGCGAGATGTATAATCTCACCGCGTAATCCTATATTATCGACGTATCTATTCCTCAATTCTTCAACGGTATGATGATTCCGAAATTCACCACAATTACAAACAGGACAAATCTGTGCAAAATTTCGGTTTATCATACCAATGAGTGCTGTAATTTCAAGTCGACCACCATCGTATCCTAATTGCATACCTCTTACTGGGACACCATCGCGAAGGGGACCAACTACTCTGGTGAGAACCTCGCGTAAAGTATCCAAAAGAAGACGGTCCACAACTTTGTGTCCATTATGGCGGTGGCAGAATCTATGGCCACAATGCATAATTGCGGCAGATGCTTGGCACCGTCTACAATTGACCAATTCATTGTCATGATCATCCGTATTTGTATATGAACCATTGCTACCATTCAAAAAGGCAATGCGCTCTGCTGCAAGTTGTCGTGCAATTTTATACAGGAAATCATAAACAAAATTACCAATGTCATAATATGTTTGCTGCAACTGATTATCAAAATAACCACCGACACGCTGAAAGATTGGGCGCAGAATAAATAGCAAAAATGTCAACCGACCGAATCTGTTAAAACAGGATACCAATGTAGATAAATACAAGAATAAATCACTCTTAAAAGTGAATCTACGCTGGTGCAGTGGCTGGTACACAACATCGTTTGGCTCGGCAACAGAATTAACTAATTCTTTAACGTTCTCCGTAACGATGATGACATACAATATGATTGACACGTATGCTATATCCACTCGCGTGACTGTAGCACATATTACGAATATGTCATAACCTAATATTAAGGCACACAAGCAAGCGAGACATGTTAACAGAGCAGATACCCTGTTGTGGACATTTAAGGAACACCATATGGTGACTAACAACAAAAACACAGCGTGTAGCATCCTTAAAGGCATCTGCACCATGATGTTAGTTATCCATGAGATGTTACGAACATCGTCCATACCTGTCTCGCTACCGTGCGGCCACGAAAAGAAATGACATTGACAATACCCACTGGATAAATCACAATGGACATTGGTAGGTCTAACGTTATAATTGATCAAGGGACACAAACACGTTCCAAACATATTTTCGCACCCTAAAATAGGTACTAATTGTTTAACAGGAACGTATAGTGGAAAAGAAATCAAAGTGTAATAAAAGCCGTCATACAACTTAAAATCTCTTTTATTTTGGTCCATAAAAATTTTAAACTGGTCGGATATACTATAACTGGATAAATCACATTTATTAATATCTGGACTAGAACATTTTAATATATTGGTGCTGCTACCGCGCCCTAAAGTGTAGCAGTCGCAATATGGACCAACCTGCTGACAAACAACAGGATATGTGTAAAAACGATCATCGATGTTGCAACCACCGTGACTATGGTCAACAACTATATGCATACGATCATTCTTGGAATAAGTTTCAGGCAACAAGTTCTGCCTTACCATACGAGCATTATCATTGTAATAATGCCGCAAAGCAAAACCCATGACCATAAGGGCGCAAAAAACAACACAAAATAAAGTCAAAATCAATTGACCAATTATGTACAGCACGATTCGAAATATTTTGTTAACGACTCCTTCGACAGCAGGCTTCTGGGTAAAAACCGGAAGCGAAATTATGTACACGAAAACCAAATAAGTTATATACAAACATACAGCACTTTCGGTAAGTGCATAGAGCTGCTGTGCACAACTCGGTTGAATTTGCAAGAATATGATTAACATCGCGAATAATCTGGTCTGTTGGGGACCGAAGTGACGTTGCCTATCCCTCATTATGTCGCACCCACCCGAATAAGGGCCGAGTACTTGCCGAGCAAAATGTTTCATTTCATAAGATGTATAGGCTGGGAATTTTTCTTTACAAAGAAAAATTCCCAAAAAAGAATATTTTTATGTTTTTATTGTTAAATTTATACGTGCTGCAAAAGCTTTTCAAGAATATAGTGGCCTCAACCGGTCAGCTCCATGTTTGTCACGAAACACCAAGCCTCGCACATCTAATGTGTGCTAAGTTAACTATCTACCGTTCGGACGGGCAGTTCAACGTCGAGGGCCGTCACACCAGTAGCACGCGAGTTGCCTGCGTGATACCTAGTTAAGGACATCCTCTCTGCGTATCCAGAATGAATGAGATTAGCGATCTCTCATCTTATATCGGCTCGACTTGATAACCTGGGTAGGAAGGGCCGGCTTACGCCATCTAACCTATCCCTTACCCGGAAGTACCCTCTATAATTCTCTATTTTCTTTTGTTGTCAATCATTCGCTGTTAAGCTATCATGACCAACACGCCTGTCATTCCCTACACGGGTCGAGGCATCCTATCTTACAAGTGTTGGAAATCAATCGGGATCAGGAAAGCCCGTTGAATATAATACTATGGTTACTATGAACTCAGCTGGTAATAAGAAACCTTATATGACGCGGCAGAGGTTTGATAATCACCGAAAATTTTGACACGACGAGCTGCAGCAGATTGTGAAGCAGTAAATCTACCAACGACACATGATGTTGAAGCATTAAGGTATAATGTACCGCTGAAGAGAGTATGTGCCATAGCGTATACATTGGCAGTTCCAGGATTAGTTGTATATGAATTTCCTGACACAGCAGTGTCATTCGTAATAGCAACTGCTGATCTAGCAGTGTTCCCAGAGCATACGCTAGCGGAAATAACCCAAACTCCAGGGTCAAAATTAATAGTGAGTAGCAGATTCCAGCTCCCAACCACAGGGGACGCCGGAAAAGTTCCTGCCAAACTTGCCGTAACAGCATAGGTAGTCGTCAAATCTAAGCAATTAACGTGATCAATGTATCCATTGGCGAATGTGTTGGTGGATGAGCCAATATTGGACGTTGAATTACTAGGATTAACTAAATTTGTGTTAAGGGTAGTGATATACCCCTCTGTAAATTTAGATGAAGACGATCCAATTCGCGAGGTAACCGTAGTGTTATAAGGCAACATATTAGTGCCGTAACAGGTTAAAGAGTAAACTGCACTAGCCGGGTTTGAACTGGAACAAACACTGGTGGCAGATAATGAAGTGGTACTAACTTGCACACTACTAAGATTAGTGAAAACGCCGTCATTGACAGGCGAGCTGACCGAACCGATTGAGGTGGCTTGAACACTCGAAAAATTACAATTGTTAACCACAATGGAATCAAACGGAGTCATAGCGTCCCCAATAGATGCGGAGCCGGAAGGTAACAACTGCCCCGTATATGCGGTGGCAGATTGTATTGTGTTTACCTGGATTTGCTGGCAATAAGCGTTATCAACTTGAATCGATTCACAATCCTGTATGTCGACACAATGAATAACGTCAAATATACCAATATCACTATTGACTTGATGTAAATCAATTTGAGTCAAGGCAACACTACCAAATACTGCGGAGTCACAAACCAGATTGCGGGCTTGTAATCGCTCAAAAAAAGTAGTAGAAGAAAGCGGGAACAATTGTGAGCTTTGTACCCGTTTGAGCAATCTATCAAAAGCCATCCAGTCGCGACCCCGAATGAGTCAGAGTTTAAGAGCGGCCTGAATGACTTTGGCGGCCATAGAAGAAGTAATCATCCCGACGCCGGAATAACTCTCGAATCCACGAATGACGGCCTGAGCAGCTAGCTTAATCCAAGGAGTATAAGGGGAAGCTGCTATAAGTGCTGGCACTTGGGACATAGACGAGGTAATCTTCGACAATGCAAACGTGTCTCCGTGAGAAGGCGTTTGCAATGCAGAGGTTTTAGTTCCGACGAACTCGAGATGAGCAATAATCTCAACTAAATAAGTACACGTGGTACTAGAGTTAGAAGGTTCAATGTAAACGACGCAAGGAGCTCCACCGGGGAAGAAATGATCCCCACCGGAATATGATTCAGACAGCTTAGATGGTACGCCAGATGCTAAATATCCATTGGCGACCACACCACTCTTACTGTCAAGAACCACTTGATTGGCGCCCGCCACGGCTGATGCATTTAAATTGGTATAGCCGACAAAGTTCTTGTCAGCATCAAGAATTATAACCGTCTCAGTTTCGGACATATTTCTTGCAATACCAGATGCCAAAGTGATGGTATTATCAGTGCCTGATGCTACAGAGGTGACTTTGTTATAAACAACGCCATTACCGTAACGATCAGGATCATTGTATGAAACCAAATTCTGGGTTCGCGACAATGGATAATTACCAAGTACACAATCATTGTTGTAAGAAACACCACCCAAAGAAGGGTATTGCTGTTCGTCAACAAACTGTGGACCAATTGAGAACTCTAAACCAACGGTTTTAGTACGTTCTGAAATGGGCATGCGTGCACATTGAGCCTGGGAAAGTACAGTGGTCTTGGGTACTCGCGCAGTATTACTATGCGATGGATCGGAAAAGTAATACATGACTCCGCCATTAAAATTAGTAGCGGTTTCACTTTTAATACGAACACCAAAGGACACGATACGCCCGGAAGCCGCAGGAGTGTTGTAATCAGAAAGAGTTAAATCAGTCGAAGTGTACGGGCTGTTAAAATAAGCAGCGTTACAAAACGGCAATAACTGACTACCAGTCAAGTCAGAGGTTGGAGCAAGATTTATTTTGGTCGAATCCGTGTAATATACACACGGAGTGTCTGAATTAAGACAAGGAGCAAAATAAAGAGCGCCAGATGATGCATTGCCAGCACCACCGATTGACATAGTGAAAGAAGTTTTCACGGTCGCCTTCTGACTGTTCGGAGCAGGTTCGTGAGGAATACAGCAGCCCATGGCTGCTGTGCTGAACGGACTGGCCTGCGCGATAAGGTATTTCTTCCCGCACTCGGATAGATGAAAAGAAGTATTTGTTTTTGGTGTTACACGAAGATTAGCTACTTCTTTTCTTAAGCGTGCAAGTTCAGGTGTGACAGTAGTCTTTTTCACCTTGATTTTGGGTGCTTTCTTCATGTTTTTGTTTTGTTTGATTTGTTTACTCGGGCCTGATAAGAAATTTTTCAGCCAGCCGGAATGTGAACATGCCATACTAGGGATTAAAGCTTTTAGAAGGACAATACTCCGTATAGCGCTAGCATGGTATTGGAACACACACGACTGCATACACAACAGCAATTATGAATACAAAACGACTTTTTGATGTAGGTGGCTAGGCACTCCACAAAAATCTATAGTAAACATTCAACAAAATACATGTCATTTCGACGGGTCTACAAGAGGAGCTATATACAAATATACAAATGTACAAATGCGCATTGAAAGACGCATATACACGCCATGTCACCGCTCGGTATTCCATGTTGTTGCTATCACATTTCAGCCTTACTCGGGATCTGCGTTCTCTACCCCAATGAGTTTTACGCATGGCAAGTGCAACCTTTATTTCGGCTTACTCTTGACGAACCGAACATCACGATGGCTCCCGTCTGTGCTTAGATGTGCAGCGCATATAGTCATGCACTTAACAATATATGTACAATGGCTTCAATACCACGATATTTTGATAAAAATAACAAAGATAACGTGACATCTCTAAACGCCAATCCGGAGACTATTCCGACTAGGTAAAACCATTACATCCGGAGATGGGCTGCTCAGCCACCGA